TTAGCATTCGGATATTCAGCAGATGTTCTATCCATGGTATCGGGAACCCATGAGAAGTCCTGAAGGTTAACACGTGCTATCCTGTCAGGCTCATTGCTTCCTGCGCTTGGGTAGTGAAACCATATCTCATCAAACTTTTCATTATACCAACAGAATATTTTACTAGCCTGCGATCTGTTGATGTTATCGAATACATATCTAAGTATGGTTGATTGCTTCTGAGTGTTGGCAGGAACAATCTCTATATTACCACTTCTCCACATATAGAAGTTATCCGTACCCATCCAGAACGCTTTACCACCTACAACTATTCTTGCCATAGGAGATATGATGCCAATAGAAGGGTCTTTCTGTTTTATCTCCCAAATGAGAGGTAAACCAATATATCTGAATGTATAAGTCTGTTGATCTGTGAATAAAAGGTTTAAACCAGCCACAGAAACATGTGATAAAAATCTCCCTGCACCCTCAATGTTATCCTCAAACACTTGATTAGTTGAAGAGCTTGTCCAGTTGGTTCTGTTACCCTGATCTGAACCAAAAATCTTGTTATCTACTCCGCTTGCTCCTAAAGTAACAAGAATGTTGTTAGAAACGAAAGAATAGTTTACAGCTGTTGGTGCATTGGTAACTAAAACTGGTGCTGTTGTAGTATCTGCATCCCACTCATAAACCCCCGTCTGATTACCAGCACATGCAGTTATATTATCGCCAAACTTATCAAAGAACCATGTTCTGACCTGTGACCTTGCGGAGCTTGAAGGTAATGAAGTACCGTATAGGCCAACGCCATATTTACCAGCTCCATATCCAGAGCCGCCTATCTCATCCTTAAGGCCTGCTGCTATTTGCTCAAAGTAAACTGTTCCTGCGCCACCTCCGCTAGTTACAGAAGATGTTGCAGTTCCTTCTGTTTGAATGTCAAAGCTATTTGTAGCTACATTCCTTATAACAAACTCTAAGTTTATTTGAGGAGCAGTAATACCACCTACAGCAACCGCACCACTAACACTCACTCTGTCACCTTCAGCTAAATCATGCGCAGTGGAGTTTAATCTTATCTGTCTTGTGGCTCTAACCACGGAAGCACCTCCACCAGTACCAGATGAAGTTGCGGCAGTCGATACCGTGATTGTAAATGTATTTGTTCCAATTGCCCTAACCTTTTGCGCTGCATTAATATCTACAGCAGGAACTCCATTAACAGCACTTGAACCAGATAAGGTAATTGTATCTCCAACCGCTAAACGGCTTGCGCTAGTATCCGCAAAAACTAAATCTACCGAGCCTGAAACAGTTGTCACTGGATCATTTGCAAGAGTTCCATACAAGGTATCTAAACTGTTTGCAATTGCAGTTGAAGATGTTAATAGAGGAGTGACGTTAGTTAACTCAGTTCCTACCAAGCTATACATTCTTGTGTGTGTGCCTATCATAGTTCTAACCCTGCCTGAGAGAACATGACTAAAAATAGATCTGGCAATACCAGAAATTGTATTACTTAAGTCAAAATTGAATTTTTCCCAACCGCCAATTTTCTGCGCAAGACCATTAAAGAATCTTATCTTATCAGAAAGAACAGCGTGAGTTGTTGAAAGCTCAGTCCCTTCTGTGATTGGCTTAACACCTGGTGTTATCTGTATAGGCCTTGGTTCGGATATTTTTGTTGACATTATATACCCTCTTTAAGTTTTAATCACCTTCATAACAACGGCAGAAGGCTGCATGATATTGTGAGCGGTTCCAGAACCAGCCGAACCCGTGGTAGTGGTTCCAGTTTCCCCAGCTGTAGAAGCTGCTGATCTACCAGATCCTCCAGTTGCAGCTCCGAGTGATATTCCATGTGAGTGAGGTGCTAATTCAGCCGTAGTTAGCGCATGTGTTTCTGCACCGCCAGTTGAACCAACACTATTTGCGAGTGTTGACGTTCCAGTTCCACCAGAGCCAACGGTAACGCTTCTCTCTAAATTAGGTAGATTAAATGTTGTTGAGCCATCCCCAACTCCCCATGTAGTGCTTAATATCGCAAACAAGACTGCGTAAGTAGTTCTACTAACAGCAGTACCATCACAATCTAGGTATCCAGTAGGTGCTGAAGTTCCAGCGAAATCAATTACTGTTCCACTAGGTACGGCAGATGATTCTGTTTGCGCTACTATAAGCCAGTTAGTTCCATTACTTCTAATAAAGATAGTGTCATACTGTGTTGCTAATGATTTAGTTAAACCACCATCAATAGTTTCCGTACCATCTGCATCAATAGTCACTGCATTTGAAGATGAATCAATCTTCTTAATAATTTGAACGGAGCCATCGCCAGCTGTTGCAGCAGATAACAAAGTAATTGTAAAAGCACCTGCAGTGGCATCTGCTTCAATCATTTTATTTCTATCATCATCAACTGTTGTATATGTAGTTGTCTTAGATAAAGAAACAATATCTCTAGCCTGCTTTACTAGTCCATCAATAGTATCCATGTTGGTGTTAAGTAAGTCACCCCAAAGATCCTCATCCGTTGCGGAGTTAACCGCTGGTTTAGATAAACTAAAATTGGTGGTATTCGTAGCCATGAATTGCTCCTTAAGTTAGCGGGGGTGTTAACCCCCACATGTTTAGTATTAAGAAAGTGCCGCAGAACCAACGTTTACAAGGATACTGCCGTTACCAGCACTGTCAAAGTAAACAACTAACGCATCATTAGGAGCGTTAAAAGTAACCACGTTGTTAGTACCGTCAAATGTACCAGCAGTCAAAGTAAGTGAGTGTTCAGCTGTACCACTTGCACTAGTATCTTTTACAATAAAGATACCTTGGTGGTTAACTGAGCTTGCAATAGTAGTAACCACTGCAGTAGACACATGGTTAAGTTCAACTGATTGAATACCTGCTGTCACCGCACCTGATGCAGTTAGCTCTTGTGTACGTGCAGAAACGTCACATGCATTATTTAACTCAGCACCACTTGCTGTTACACCATCTAAAATGTTTAACTCAGCAGTGGTTAATGTTGCACCATCTAAAATGTTTAACTCAGCACCACTTGCTGTTACTTTTGTACCATCAATTGTTACATCATCTAAATTTAGTCTTTGGATATCGCCTTTAGTTACGTTTGGCATTTTTATTCTCCCTTATATTTGTTCTGTTGATAGGTTACCTGTTGATTGTAGTCTATTAGTTCTGTTCTTGAGTGTCTTCTTTTCGTCCTCAGCTCTTGCGCTATAATAAGTTTCCATCTTTTCGTCTTGCTTTAACTCTCCATGAAGCCTAGCAAGCGCATCATAAGATATTAAGTCTTCTGCATTTGTCAGGAAGTCATTAGTATTGGCATTGTCACTGCCGTCTGTAGCGAATGCACCGTATTCTTTTAAATACTTAAATTCTAAGTTATAAGCTTGGTCTGGATAAAAATATAGAAGGATCTGGCCTGTCTTATAAGTATAAATATAAGGTAAACCATTTCCTTCCACATTTTGATTATCATACTGTCCGTTAGAAACCTTTGTAAGAATATATCTGCTTTGTGAGAAGTTAATAACTAACGGAGCATCTTTAATCTGAGCCAGAAAGTCACTTGGCAATGTAACAATTGGATTAGCAATAGTTAGTACAACCGTTGCATTACCTTGATTAAACCAAAAAGCAGTATTCTTCCATTTTCTAACGGAGGCATTTATAGCAGAAACTACACTGGTGGTTGATACAGAGGTATTTCTCTCGTCTAGGAGTTTCAAAGAGATACCTGTAATCAACTCACCAAGTGTAGCCATTGTTCTACTTACACCCCATCATAAGCAAGAACAACTTGACCTTTGATTACACCTTCAGTAGTAGTCGGTTGACCACCACCTAATGTAAACGCAATCCAGCCATCAGCTTCTGCAATGAAAGTTAAACCAGCATGTTCATCAAATACGATGAGTCCACCAGTTTGAGCAGTCGTTAAGGCAGATGCAAACGCATTAGGATCACTTGTATAAGTCACAGCATCGCTATAAACAAATCCAATATCCATTGTTACGTCTGTTCCTGTGTCTAAGTCTGATACATAAAGCTTTGAAGCTCCAAAAACAAATTTAGCACCCTTACGGAATGGAACTATGCCAACTACCACACCTGAAGCCGTAGCCGCAGGAATAGTAACTGAGTTTTGTTCTACACGTAAAGCACCTGAGCGGTCAACTTTGGCAATGTTGTAATCGCCATCATCAGCTGCATATTTAGTTGGTACTATTGTTGGGTTAGTCATTTTTTAATATCCTTTTCTATTATGTGTGAGATGCTGCATAAGTAGCAATAACCATTACACCAACGTCTTCTTTACCAGTAGCAGCCATCTTGCGTAGGCCGTAAAGAAGGTTAACAGCAATACCTTTGTACTCATCGTAATCTTTCATCATTACTTTAAGTTTCATTGGTACATCGTTATCGGTGATACGTCCACCATAAGGTGAAGCAAATGAAGCTGCATCTTTACCTACTAGAACATTACGTCTAACAGTAGAGATTGTCGCACCACTTGAACTATTCACACCAGCAGAAACACGTGCTGCTTGGTAAATGTTCACATTAGCGTACTTACCTAAACTAACCATGTTGTTTTTGAAACGACCTGTTAGTTCTTCATTCTTGCCAGCCTGAGCATTAGCAAGTGCGTTGGTGTACCACTGAATTGCAGAACCACCATCATGCTTAATGTTTACAGTATCAAACGGTGACAAGTACAGATCAAAAGTACCATCATCTAAAGGCTCAATAGGTTGGTCACTAGTATCATTAAGCTCAAGAGCGTAATCAATCATAGCCAACGTAATTGTGTCAGAAGATGTTAATGCTTGATCTGTAGCTGCAGCACTAGGGCGGATAATACGGTTTGCACTAGGTGCAACTGGCGTATTGTGGCCTTGAATGTGCAACTTCTCAGCAGCAGTTGAGTAAGTAGTACCATTGATAGTCAATGTGTTCGGGTTTGCACCAGCAAGTTGTTGGAACAAACTAGTATCAAGTAATTCAACCGCACGTTTTTGAAGAGCTTTTCTTGTCTGATCTTCAAAGTTAATAAGCGTACGTTGTTGCTCAATACTATCAGAAGCTGGGTTCAAAACAGCAAAACGGGATTTGTTCATCACCATTGCATGAGATTTGAAGTCAAGAGCTTCCTCACCGCCGTCCATTGTTCCGCCTTCACCAATTGGGTTAGCAGTAAGTTTGCCAATGTGTGCGAATGTGATTGAATCGCCCTTAGCATCTTTACCCATTAACTCATCTGGAAAGTGGATTGAACCACGGTTAAACATGTGACCGAGTGCAGCTTGTTGCATTGCATCGACCCACGATTTCTTAGCCCATAGTTTTACGGTAAGGGCATTACCTGTAAGCATACCTGTTGTAGACATTGCGTCCTCCTAATAAAAAGTTGATTTAATTTAATTTAATTCACAACCGTCAAGGACGCAGAATATTTATAGCCTCTGGAGGCCTGCATTTTATCGTGTGCGACCACGTTCGACTAGTAGGGCATTGAGTTGCCAGCTTACTATTTTAAAGCATAGTTGCCTAACATTTTTACACCGTGCCGAGGGTGTTTATATCATGGTAACAAAAAAAAGATGAGAACGCAAGCCCCCATCTTTTAATATTCGCATAAATAGCTTGTTAGTCCTCTAATGCACGTAGCTTATCAGGTGTTAAGTCTAGTTTTGCAAAATCCTGTAAGCTCATGTTGTTTACTGCTTCCTTAGTTAGAGCCGTAGCACTTGCAGAGCGTCCACCACCAGATAAAGAACTTGCAGATCTTTTGCGGTTCTTATCTACACTATTAATATCAGGTTTCTTTGAAGCTGGTGCATCGTTATTAGCCTTTACCTCTTGCTTAACATAGCCAAAACGTTGTTTAGCATCCTGATAAAGCTTTTCTGCTGGATTAATACCATCTTGATAAGCCTGCGCACCAATCTCTATCATTGATCGTGTTGCAGCCTTCTCTACAGCTTCAGCACTTGCGCTTGGGTTAATTCTTTCAAGACTTTTCTTCATTTCTAAGTACATAAAGTCAACAGCTTGGCCATAATCAGGTACTTTAGCCTGGTATTGCACGCCATATTTCTGTATTTCTTCAATAGCACCCTTATTAATTGCATCTTCTTCAATTACTTTTTGCTCTTCAGCTCTTTTGGCTTTAAACGCAGCGTTCTCAGCCTTGATTTCTGCTATTTCCTTGGCATTCTGTTCTTGCTTGAACTTAAGGTGTCCCTCAAAGTCATCCTCAGGGTCAGGAGCGACTGGCTCTTCAACCTTAGGCTCATCTTTACCACCTTCAAGTGCTGCAAGTCTAGCTTCTAAGGTAGCAGAACGCTCATCAGACTCACGCTTTTCTTTGCGCATACGAGCAAATGCAGAAGCATCTGGCTTTAGTTCTTCAGGCTCTTCAACTTCTTCAGCTTTCTTTTCAACTTCCTTTTTCTCAGGCTCTCCAGCATCTTCTTCAGCATCTTTGCTTTCGTCTCGCTGCTCATCACCACTATCATTTTCCAAGTCATCTTCTTTTTTGTCTTCTGGTTCCTGGTACTCATCACCATTTTCCTCTGCAACAATTTTCTTTAACTCTTCTTCTTCTTTAGCAATCTCTTCATATAAGCTCATTTAGTTTTCTCCTAGTTTTAGTTATGGGATTAGACATTCACATTAAGGGTCGCATCTTCATCATTTATATTACGCTTTATAAATTCATTTTCAAGCTCTTTTTGTGTAGTGTCCTCTAAGGTTTCAGCTGTCTCTGCTGCTTTCTTCTGCGCATCTGCCCTTGTTTGAATAGTCTTAGCCTCATTAAGGGATATGTCAGAGATTACCTTCTCAACTTGTGCCCTGTTCATCTCACCTGTTAGCTCTTGAATCTGTTTTTCAAGCTGTTGAACATACTGCGGATCAACCTCTTCTTTGTTAGGGACTAAGATCTCAGTAAGTTTAAGCTGGTCTTCTTTATCAATAGGCATGTACTTAACAGCAATTGAATAAACCAACTTACCAGATGGATCGCCAATAGCAGTAAGCTTATCGCCAATAGTGGTAAGGATACCTACATACTCTTGCTTCTCTTCCTTGGTTTCTGGTGCTTCTTCAATCATCACCACGAAATTTAATGACAATTTATCTTCTGATATATCAATAAACTGTTGCACTCCGTCTTCACCCAATATAGGGAATAGGCTACCTCTGTTATTCTCAGCATAAATACGCATGTAATCAAGCATTAAACGTGCATGCTCTTTTTGGTACAGAAGAATGTTATCAACATATGTCGCCATTGAAGATACAATCTGCCTAACCCTTTGACGCTGCAATTGCGCAGTCTCTAGCTTATTCTCAGAACTACCAAGGAATGTCTTATCAATACCACTAACATCATTAAGTGCTGCATCAGATAATCCGATGATACTTTCATAGCCAGTTGGAATGGAAGGGGATTTCTTCTCTTGAATCCTGCGATTAGTTAATGCGCCATCGTTAACCATGATTGATGCATCTGTTCTAGCATACTTAGCTTCAAACTCTACAACATCATCAACTGCACCCTCCTCAAACATAACCCCACCTTTAGAGTTAGCACCAATGATAAACATAAGCTCAGTCAATGCTTTGTTGTAGTAAAGTACTGGCTCCATAAGACTATTAACAATTCCAGTCCAGATTTTATTACGCTCATCAAAGTCACCAGTTTTAAACTTAAGTGAGTAACCTTTTTGCGATGGTGATTGATAAGCGGTAAACACCTTCTCACCAGAGATAACAGCAGTATAGTAACGCTTAACCTTTAATTCTTTAGGGTCAATGAACTCACCAAAGATATCAAGCAACCTAGCTTTTGTTTTCTCGTCAAAGTTAATGATCTCAGCACGTGGATCAAATACGCTTTCAGGTGTTAAGTCACCATCCTCATTGTCAAGCTCGGCAGCTATATCATCAAGCTGTTGCCTTGCTAGTTCACGTGCTTCTGGATTGTTTAGGTTGTTTAATGGGTTCTCAGCTCGGTAATACTTCTCAATGTCGTACCACTGATAGAAGTGGACATTGACCATTTTCTCTGATTCATTATACCAATCATACACGACCTTGTCATACACTCCACCATCTTGGAAGTATTGCATGTCACCCTTATTCTGCTCATTATCATCTGCTGATTCAAAGTCTTCTTCTTTTTGGTCATCAAACAACTCAAGAGCATCATCAAGTGAGAATTGTTTAGTAACACCACACCATCTTTTATCTAATAAATTGCTCTCACGTGCATAAGGATCCCAGAATGCAGTCAATGGATCAATGCGACCCATGATAACCTTACCATTAACATTATCACTTAAGTGACCTTCTTGGTATGAGATTGCCGTTTCAACTGCTGAGTAGCCACATATAAGCAGATCTTTATCAGCCTGTGTTTCAACTTGGTCTGCATTAGCCTCATCACGTATATAATCAGACAATGCATTTGCATACTTAGAATATAGGTTACCGACCTGAGCTTGCTCAAGGCGTGCTAGGTATTTAGGTTTGCTTCTGTTCTGTACAAAGAACCCAGCCACAGCATTAACATATGGCTTAACCTTGTTAAACTGTACTAATGCACGCTTCTTTTTGCCATCAGAATCCCTGAATTGTATCCTATCCTCATAACGCATGAAGTCACCAGCATAGAATGCTTGGCTCTTTCTTGTGTTACTATATTGCTTACCTAGTAAGCTATCGGAGGTTTGCTTGTTCTTCTTAAACTTACGTGCTATTTCTTCTTTTGATTTCATCTAAGCATCCATCCAGTTTTTACCGTTATCATCTCTTGCTCTCTTTTCGTACTCTCTAGAAGCCTCAGTCTTCTTAAGCCTTGGGAATACAGCACCTAGTTTCTCATCCTTAGAACGAGCCAATCCATCTAGCATATCATCAAATCTCGCTTTAGGGAAGGAAGACATTTCAGATTTTACTAGCTCCTGTATTAAATCCATGGTACGGCCATCACTATCAGTATACATCAGGCTTGCAGGGAAGTACCAACGGCCAAGCTCAAAGTCAGGGATCATAGCACGAATGCGCTCCTCTTTACTGGTTCTGCCGCCAAGCTCAACCATTGGGAATCTATAACAGTCTTCCTTTTGCTTAAGTTTAATGTAGTGTGTGTCAGTCATTAAGCCATACTTCTCATATCCAACCTTGGGAGGTTTACCAGATAATTCATTCCACTTACGGTGCAACTCAAACAGTTTGTTAATGCGCTCAGTAGGATTGAGCCTGTCACGCACAACATCAAGCAGATAGTAATTATTATCAGGTGCTAGGCCAACAACCATCATGGCTGTCCAGTCACTAGTTTTCTTTTTCTTCTTGTTAATCTCATCTCCGCCAGCAGCATCAACAAGAATATATATGTTCATAGTGCGAGGTTTAACGCCACCAGGCTCATAGTATTGAATCCATGTGTCGATAAACTCACCACCACCAGCAGGGACAGGCTCTTGCATCATCTGTCCCGCAAAGTGATAAGCACCCATATCAATCATATCTTGGTCTAGTTGCTTCTTGTCAACACGCTTAGGGGATAGTAATTCACCAGCTGCCATAGTCCAGACATGCTCACCAAGCATAATTAACGTTGGCTTCTTTGCTTCCACTGGTAACTTAAGGTGAGTATAACCACCATCTTTTAATAGATGTCCAGTTGGATCATCCTCATGTAGACGTTGCATAACCATAATGAACTTGCCATTGCGCTTATCATTAAAGCGTGAGAACAAAGTACCACGTATGTTTTCATTGGTACTGTTGCGCACTTGGTCGCTCAATGCTTCCATAGGTTTCAGGGGATCATCTACAATCATGTAGTCGCAACCAATACCAGTAATTGGTGATAGTGCAGAGGTTGCGTAGTATTGGCCAGCTTCAGTAGTTGTAAAGTGTGTGTTTCTATCTAGCTCACCAATGAGCGTATCGGGGAAGCATGACTTATACCAAGGTGATTTCATCATAGTTCTGCAAGCTAATGCGTTCTGTTCTGCCACCTCATAACCATACGAAGTACAGATAAACTTGGTACTAGGATCTTGACCCATTTCCCAAGCAGGAAAAGCCCTACCTACTAGGTAAGACTTTAAAGCACGAGGCATAATGTTAATGATTAACCTTCTAATCTCACCACGGTGAACAGCTTCAAGGTGTTCAGCAATGCAACCGATATGCCAGTTCCACTCAAACAATGTACTAGGCTCAACCTCCTTGAAAGCTCTCATAGCAAATGCATCAAAGGACTTTCGGCAGGCAGCGTTTACTTCTTCATTAAAAGGCGTACGCATTTAATAATATTCTGCAATGGTTGTTTCGTTGATCCACTATCTTCACGTCCTCTGATAGAGAAATGCCAGCAATCATCATCAAGTGACACGACTTTAAGACCACGCTCAGTATAAGGTGCAA